GCCCCACCTTTTCGAGGTTTGTATGTCCGACACTGAATCCGTCATCGCTCCGCGTCGTGGTCGCCCTCCTGTCAATCGTGACGAGGCCGGCGAAACGGTTGAGGCTGTTGTTCCTCCCGGCTATGTGCGCTGTCGCGTGCTGAAGGCTGGTGATGGCAAGATCAGCACGGGTGAGCATCTGGCTGGCGTGGGTGATCTGACCTATGCCCGGAACGACGTTTTCAACATGCCGCGCCCGGTTGGCGAGGAGCTTGAAAATCGCGGACTGGTCGAGATTGATTGATGGGCTGGCGTCCGTTTCTCCCTGCGGATGCGACCGGGATCAGCCACCTTCGCCAGGATAACGGCGACGGGACGGTTTCCTACAAGGCCGTTCAGGAGAATGATCCGATCCTTGACCGCAACGCGGCCATGCGGACGCACAATGACGGCTATACGCCATCCCGCGAGATGCGCCGGGTTGCGTCTATCCCCATGCAATTGATCTACCACTGGCAAGCGACAGAGGGCTGGGACCCACTGGACCCTGCCAACGCTGACCGGATCATGCGCAAGCTAAATGACCCGGATTATGCCTATCTGCGAACGGCTGATGGGCAACTAGGCATGTCAAACGGGGTGATGCGATGAGCCTTACAACGGCGACACAGCTAAAGGCGGCTCTGGCTACCTATTCCCTGCGGACGGATCAGACCTCTAACTGGGATGATTTTATCCGGCTTGCAGAGGCTGCAATGGAGCGGGAACTGCGGACCCGCCAGATGGTGCAGCGGTCGGAAGCGACGATTAACGAAGAGTTTGAGGACCTGCCCACGGACTTTGCAGAGCCGGTGTCGTTTGTGCTGGAAAGCACGCCGCAACGTAATCTGCAATATCTGACGGTTGATCAGCTAAACGTCGCCAAGCAATACACGACGCAATCGGGTCAGCCGCAATATTATACGATTGTGGGGCCGCAATTCCGGTTTTTTCCGGCTCCTGATCAGTCCTACACGGGCGAATTGACCTACTACCAGCGCATCCCGCCACTCAGCGAGAACGCGCAAAACTGGGTCCTGTATCGTCACCCTGACGCCTATCTCTACGGCGCGCTCTTGCAATTTGCCATCATGGCCGGCGATGAGCGGTTGTCGATCTGGACCCAGGCGTTTGCCTCGGCAATCGACGCGATCAAGCGCTCGGATCAATCCATCGGGACGCTTAGTCCCATTCCAACTTACGCAGCATAGGGGGCGTTAATGTCCATCCTGACACTTGTTGACGCCGCTGGAACGGGCGCAGCGCCTGTTTCTTCGTCAAACCCGTTGCCGGTGGGTGGCAACATTGGGGCCATTGCGCAAAGCCCTACCGTCTCGGCTTCGCCTGCCTATTCAACTGGCGACGTAATCGGAACCAAGCTAACCTTTGCGTCTGCTGTCCTGGCGGCGGGCGGATCAGGCCTTGTGCAGTCGGTCAACATTGACAGCAAAAGCGCGCAAACTGGCGCGATGGACCTGATCCTGTTCAACGCCGACCCCTCGGCCTCGACGTTCACCGACAACGCGGCCTTGGCGGTCAACGCGGCGGACTTCGACAAGGTGGCTGGGGTCGTTCACATTAGCGACTGGACGAACCTCGGCACGCCATCGTTTGCCCAGGCGCAGAACCTAGCGTTGCCGTTCACCTTGGCCGCTACAAGCCTTTTCGGGGTGCTGGTGGCGCGCTCCACGCCGACCCTTGGAAGCACCTCTGACCTCACCATCTCGGTCAATGTGATCCGCAACTGATGACCCTGCTCCTGCCGTCTAACGTGTCAATGCTGGGCGCCGGGATTGACCCGGACGCCGCGCGATGGATTGCGACTGTTGGGCAAGCAAACGTCTCGCAGCCTCGGGGGCGTCTGGTTTCCGACGCGATCCGCGAATTAAAGGCGGGCAACGTCTGGGCCGACCTTGACTTCCTGCCGGTGCTGGCTGCGGAGAACGAGGCCCAGGCCCTTGTGGACTGGAAGGCCCGCAAGACCATGACGGCCCCGGTCGCCCCGACGTTCACGGCGGACCGGGGTTACGCCTTCAACGGCTCGACCCAATACCTCAACACCGCCTTTGTCCCCTCGACGGATTGCGTGGTTGCGACCGGCTCGTCCTTCATGCTGGGGGTCTATGAGCGCACCAATTTGGCCGCAACTGGAAGGGCTATCGGGGCGCAGGCTACATCTGTGCAGACTGCGTTGCTCATTCCGCGCAATGCCTCCGACAACTGCGTTGCATCACTGAACGCGGCAAGCGCCAATGTGGTCACCGGATTGACCGATAGTCGTGGCTTGTCTGTCGCCCAGACAAACGGCACGACCGGCACGGGCTACAAGAACGGGGCCGTGGGCGCGTCGCCAACCCTGACCACCCCCGGCTCGTCGCTGGTCAACATCGCGCTGTTCATAGGCGCGTATAGCCTGGCGGGCGTTCCCACATCGTTTCGCGCCACAAGCCTTGGCTATTGCCTGTTCGGAAAAAACGGCTGGACGGCCACGCAACACGCCGCGTTCTATGCCATAATGCAGCGCTACATGACGCGGCTCGGGGCTAACGTATGACAACCTGGACGCCGCAGACCGATAACGGCGAACCGCCAGAGAACCAAGCGACGCCGGAAGGCTCGGCGGCTGATACTACATGGACGCCACAGACGGAGAACGGCGACCCGCCGGCAGACCGGGCCTATATCTCCGAATTGGGTGAGGTGGTTATTACCAGCCTCAATGATACAACTTGGGTCAATGCGTTCATCCTGGCTAATGCCGGAAAGCAAATCCGGGTTACGCCGCACGCAAACGGCTATCACGCGCCAAACATTCTTGAAACCGGAACGCCCATTGATGTGCCTGCTAACACGCAGATTGTGTTTGTCGGCAAGGTTGAGATTAGAACGCGTTGCCCTACGCGACCGATTTTCAATCTGTCGGGCGATGGCGCTGCGTTGATCGGGCCGGGCAAGCTCGTGGCAAACTATACCCGCCCGAATTTTTCATGGACGGCAGGACAATGGACGTCATGGGCCACAACATGGAACGCGGCCAACACTGACTATCCGGTTGCAAACTGGTTGACGGTGGACTGGGAGGCATCGTGGGACGCCGCAAACCCACTGGCGCAATATAATAGCCTGGGGCCACTAGGTAAGGCCAACCGGACCTCGGCGGTCACCTCATACGGCGCTTCGAATATCCTGATCGACGGCCTGACCATTACCGGCTTTCATACGTCGGTTTGCCTCCAGGGCATGAACGCAACAGCGGCTAACGCGACGCAGACCGCAAGTATCCAGACCTACGGAAACGTCGTCAGAAACCTGACGCTGGATCAATTTGATTTTGGGATTCTGGCGAAGAAACAGCGCGACTTCACCATTGACAACATTACGACCGAATGGCTCGGCCACCGAGTCAACCACGGCCAGCCCCACGTCATTTACCTGTCAAACGCAACGGACCTGTTTGAAGAAAGCTGGAACGTCAACGTCGGGACGGTCAACGCCTACACTTACGAAGGCGGCTCCGTCTTCAAGGCTAGGGGCTGCAAGAACCTGACGTGGAAGGCCATCAACTGCTATTCGGTCCATTCCGCTGTGGCAATTGTCGAGGCTTGCACCGGCGTCGGCGGTGATATTCTGGTCACAGATCAGCATGTGACGACCGACGCGGACGGAGCGGGCTCCAAGTTCGCGGTTAACATCACCAACGCCCCAGGCTTTGTTATCGGCGGTCTGGTCACAATTCGGCAACGGGCCGGTGAAGACCAAATGAAGGCGTGGAGCGTCGAAAACAGCGACGGCGCGCGGCTCTTGCAAGGCTGCGAGGTGATTTGCGCCCGCGCCGCTGGCAATGAGTTTCTGTTCCGGGTCCGGTCATCGTCCGGGGTCTACAGTGGCCCGACGAAATACACGGACACCAACGCCCGCAATACGCTGCTGTTCACCATGTCTGACAGCCAGGAAGAGGGCGGAAACGCCTCCGACTGCGTGCTGGAATTGTCAGAGGTCACCGGCACTACGCGGCTGGCGGAGTTTGTGGGCCTGTCGGCTAATAATCAGGTCTGGGCCGACCCGACCAAGGTGGCAACATGGAGCGCGACAACCGCGCTGGTGGATAACGGCCTTGGCGGCGGCAACGTCCTGATTGACCCACGAGCTACGGCCAAACGGGTGGTTCAGATTGCGGCAACAACCAACCTGAGCCTCAAGGCCTCCAGCACCCTGACGATTGAGCGCGATGGCGCGGACCCACTGGACGAGGACGCGCTACCGGCTCCGCGCCTGTTTTCAAACAACGATACGGTCACCTTCGGCAGTCGGACATACACATGGAAGACCACGCTTACCGGAGCGGCCAACGAAATTCTGATCCCCAACGCGACGATTGTTGCGGCCTATCCGACCATGACGGCGGCCTATGGCTATCTTCAGTTGGCGTTTCTGGACGCTGCTGTTCGAGCGACGACCTACAAGGGCGCAGGCCTTCCTGGCGCCACTCCGGGTATCTACAGCACGGGGACAGCGGTTCACGCGCTGGTCGAGAGCGACTGGGGCGGCAACCAGTTCAACATCCGGTCACTGACCGGCGGCACAGCCTCCAACGCCTACACGACCACCATTTCCATGACGGGAAATTATGGAACATGGACCGGCGCCACCCTGAGCGGCGGGGGCGACCCTGACGCCAACTACCTCAACGCGGTTCTGGCGGTCACGACTGGATCGGCGGACGTAACCCTGACCCTCCCG